GAGAAGCTGACATAGTGTACATGTATTTCCATCTATATCCGTCAGCAGTTGTTATGACACTTGTTGATGTTCCTGTAGGTTCTACAGTTGAAGCTGTGTTACCATCGTTGTCTATGCACTTATAAACATTTCTGTCTGTAGTTAATACATAGAAATTAGCGTCATGTAAAATTGTTGCACCACTATTAGCAGTAACTCTTGTAGATACACTACCTGTTAAGTATTCGCCATAGTCGTGTCTGTAAATATCGTATGTTGTTCCTGTTGCCCAATTTCTTCTTGGTATTGCAAAAGAAACATCTGAAGTTGCAAGTTTCTTAGCTGCTAATAAATCATCGTAGGTATTGTACTCTGCAACAACACTGTCGCCTGGAATTATTGGAGCTGAGTCTGTTCCTTCGTAATCTGTACGAGAATCAGGTCTTGTAAAAGTACCCCAAGGTTGAGGTCTTCCAAGTCCTAGGTAGTAAACGTTTGGCGAAGCTTCCGTGAAAGATTCGTGAAATTGTTCACTATTATTAATTCTAAATTTTGTTGTTATAATCGCTGGCATTATGATGTTGTTCCTATAATTGTTTTTTGTGTAACGCCACTAGAATTTTTTACTAGTAGAGTTGACGCATTAGATAGCGATCCCATAGTAATAGAACCACCAGATATGTTAACTGCATTGGCATTTTGAGCAGCCATAGTACCAACTGTACCTAAAGCTATATTGACAAATTGACTACCATTCCACTGTAAAACATCACCACTTGCAATACTTGACAAATTAACATCGTTCATTTCAGATATTTCATCATTTGCTGTAATATTTGAATCAACGTATTGTTTTGTTGCAATACCTAAATTTTTTGTTGGGTTACCGAATACTACTACCTCTCCTGTATTATCTCCTTCTAACCAAGTTGTCAAAGTAGTACCATCTGATCCTGCAATTATCATTGTTCTAGTTTCAGCGGCAGTATTACCACCAGCATTTCCTATAATGACATTACCTGATCCAGTTTCTACAGTTTGACCTGCATTAAAACCTACAAAAGTATTGTGTTGTCCTGTATTTACTCTTAAACCTGCGTTTGCGCCTATAACAGTATTTTTTTCTCCTGTTACGTCTTTACCTGCTGAGTGTCCTACAGCTACACTTTTTCCTGAAGATGTGATTGATTCTAAAGCACCAAACCCCACGGCAACGTTATCGTCTCCTGAAGTAATTGCTCTTAAAGATGTTTTACCAACGGCAACGTTTTCTTGTGCTGAACTCAAAGTACCTGTCACCGAGTGACCGATCATTATAGAGTTTGAAAAGTTTGCTCCCTCTTGTTTACCTGTAATAAAACCAGAATCGAGAGTTGTACCGTTTCCTAAAGTAGTATAAATTTCGTTAAAATTATCGTTGATTAAAATACCACCGTCTCTAATAGTAGAACCTGTTCCGTCATTTGGAGCTGAGCCGATGTTTATTGTTTGTTTTGCCATTTGTACCTTTATTTATAGTTATATTTATACGTTCATTGTGTCACTATTTACAAAAATATTTCATTATACGTCTGTTTGGTCAAATTTATCAGTATTACTATCCCATTTATTTATACCACCACTAAACGATTCATCTCCTGCCCAATACCTATCGTATTGGTCCCATGTTTCATTTCTGCTATCAAACGTATTAGTATCACCACTAAACGATTTTTCTCCTGGGAATGTAATATCTGCTGGAAAAGTGAAGTTGGTCTTTAACATAAAACCATAATCATCTTCATTTACATTAGTACCACTTATCATATTAAGTAGAGCTGTTGTACCATCTAAACTTGATCTAGTACCAGTAACCTTTAATTCGTTTAATCTATCAAAAGTATTACCAGTAGTACTATTGATACCACCTGATCTATTGCCGGTAACACCATATGCTGTATTAATCCATCTGTTTATTGATTTAAATCTAGGACCACAATATGCTAATCCTTGATTTATAGTTTTGTTTGTTCCAACTTTTCTTCTTAATCTTAAATTTAATCTAACACCTATAGGCGCTCTTGTTAAAGTCACGTCTCTAGTTGTAGAAGAAAAATATGGATTTTCTACAGCTGTAGAAGCTTGCTCTATATTATTTCTTAAACTTGTACCATCATCTATTGTTCCTAATCTTCTACCAAATACAGTAGAAAATATTAATTTCATCATTGAAATTATTGGTTCGCCAATTGTACCTGTGTTAAGAGCCTCTGCTATGCTAACTTGCATATTAATTCTACTCTCTAAATCAACTTGACCTGTAAAATAGAAACCTGAAGTATGCATTGTTTTTTTAAATGCGTCTCTCCATAAATTAATTGAGTTACCTACTTTTAATACATAAGAATAATCTTGATAGTATTTACTATCTTGGACTTTCATAGTATTTTCAGAAAGGTATCCTTTTTCATTTAAGAATTTACCATCTGTATCTACTACAGCAGCGACATTTACAGTTGTTGTAGTTAAATCTAAATATTTTAAAGTACCACTAGCACCTGAAGTTGTTACTGTTTCATTTAATTGAAAAGTACCTGATACATTTTTTACTTTTAATATATTTCTATCTGTATCCCAATCTGTTATTATTCCTGTTGCACTTGAAGAAGCACCTGTTAAAGTTAATGCATTTGCAAAATTTCCTGTAACACCTGTCAAAAATAAATTATTTACAAAAGATAATGTTGGAGGTGTAGGAGAATTTTGATATTTAATACCTAAATTTGTTGTTGTTATTCCTAAAACTTTTCCTACTTCTGTACCATAAGATAATAAATTTGCATTTGCACCAATTGAAGATGTTACCGTAACTGTTGGTAAAGTTTTATATCCGCCACCACCATTATATAAATAAACGTCTGTAATATCTCCTGTACCTATGCCTGATTCAAAAACAATTTTATCTCCTGTAAGATGATCTCCTGAAGTTGTTTCATCTTCTAATACTATATGATCTGTATCTTCATGTGCTACAGCACCATTAACAACAGTGACTATACCTTTAGCACCTGATCCAAATGTTCCTGTATTTGCAAAAACTAATTCATCTCCAATTTCATAACCAGAACCCCCGGCGTCAACAATAACTTCCGTTAATTCACCAGAACCAACATCACTAACTTGAAAAGCAGCTTGTTCTCCACCACCTGTGACTGTTATAATATCGTCTGTAGTATATAAATTACCGTCATTAGTAATTGTTTTTGTTCCTGGTATTCCTGAAATATTTGCTAAAATATAATAATCGTCTGTATCAGTTGCTGTACCTTGTATTTCTTCATCTACTTGAAAAGTACCTATGATAGTATCTTTGTTTATGGTAATTTCAGAAACTTCATTAGCACCAATATAAAATTTAGTAACATGTTCTACTATTGCTGTTGCTTTAGAAGTATCACCTGTAATTTTTCTTCCAACTAAAGATGAAATATTACCTTGTGTAGCTATTACTCTTAAAACTGTTTTAGTATCCCATTTACCGTCAGATACTTTCATCATGTTTTCTCTAGGATAAAATGTTTCAGAGCTATCGTTAAATAATATTCTAAAAAATAATTCGTGGCCTTTTTGTGTGCCTTTTAGTTTATATAACGATTTAATATTTTTTATTAAATTTCTTTTGTTTAATCCTGCAGCTAAATTTTCTGGTATAGTTTGAAAGAACTCGTCCCTAAAACTATCTAAAAAATTTGAAATAACTTTATCAGGATCCCTAAAGTTTGTTAATTGTTGAATAGTATTAACTGGATTAGGTCTATATAAATTAACAACAGCTGACGCATTAGAAATTGAACCAACAATTATTTCGCCAACTATAAATTTATCTTGTGATGATATGAATAATCTATTATTATCTAAATCTTCCGTTAATACTGTAGCTGTTGCTTTAGAAGTTTGTCCTGTTATAGTTTCTTTAAATGTAAATTCACCATATATACTATCTTCTAATATAATTTTATCATCTAAATCTAATTGTGTATGTTCAGCACCAAGTGATCCACCATCTAATACTAAATTGTTAGCAACGCCTGTTTGATTTTCTAAAGTTATTCCGTCTGTAGTTTGAATAGAAGTTACCTGTAATTCGGCAGCCTCCATAAATTGAAAATAAGTTTTTAAAAACTCTACAAATTTTGGGTGATCGTCAACTACGAAATCCGGTAGTTGAGTCGGTATTAAGTTGGAAATTTTATTATCAAATTTCGCCATTGTTTATTAATGACTTGTTGTAGTTGTATAGCCTACGCCAGCTTCGGATGAACCGCCTACAAAAGTATCTTCCTCTACAGTTATGTTTGAATTTGAAACATCTATCTCTATAACTTGGTTTCTAACTGGAACTATATCATTTGATTTTGGCGTAGCAGTTAATTCAATTACATTAGAAACAACACCTCTAATATTTGATATTGAAGCTACGTTTAATGAATTTAAAGTTACCTGACCTGTTTCATAATCAATAGTACCTTGTGTTGAGTTAGCATATGTTTTAACACCACTTACTAGATAATATCTTCTAACATTACCTTTACTATCATCATCTAAAAACATTTCATTATTACTACCTGAAACTTTAAATCCTGTTGATGTCAAAACTGGTGGATGACTATCATGTGGATCCCATATTGCGTTTCTAAAATATATATCATATTTTGTTGAAGACGCTATAGTTGGTGTAAAATTTTTTCTCATTTTAATAGTTGTTATATTTGATAAAATACTTGTATCAACACCATCTATTAAACCTGTTAATTTAGAAAATCTGAATACACCATCAAATTTTTGTAAAGTAGAACTATTATAATTTGTAATAGCTGTAACTATTTCTGATTTTAATGAATCATCGGATTTACTAGTACCTTTTTTATCATACTTAGCAGTAGTAGTTAATAAAATTGATGTTGTTTCTGGATCAATAATTTCT